TAAGCGTACTCGCCGTCTGGTATCTTTTTAAACATTAACTAAGGAAGACTTGTGATGACAGAACTAGACAAGGCTATTCGTGTAATAGCGTCTCGCACGACTCGAGAAGAATTTAAAAACATTAAATCCGTGATGTACGGATTATTCTGTGGAGCTAGTTTTGGGTTTGATGAGAGTGGCCTAGCCTTTCGGGTTCACTTGGATCAACAATATAATAACGCAGATAAAGACAGACTTTACACGCGAGGACTACGTGTGGTGAAGTGATTTAGATGTGGGCAGGGTTTTCTCTCTTTTTAGTCATTGTAGAGCTACCATTCACCCTGTCCACGTCTAATTCAAATAGGACATGTTGGAGCTAGGAACAGAATTTGAAGATGAAACATTTATACCAGAACAAAAACTTTGGAGAGCTGTTCTCCAACGTGCGTTCGAAGATGTTATTTATCCTGGTATGGAACGTCCACTCATTATTCACAAATATAAGGCGCACTTGTGGTTCGTATCGCAGTCGAACGATTTTAATACTGTGTGTTCTTTGGCTGGTTTTGATTATGAGTACGTGTTCCATCATTATCAAGGAATGATCGATCGTGAGCAGGTTTACTTCACAGCCGAGCAGCTCCGATACATCAACTGGCGTAAAATCTATAATCAAAAAAGAAATCTTACCTTCTAAATACCAAGTTCACGGATCTCTTACTCAAATTTGTAATAAGTGTCATGTCGAGCGATCGATTGATTATTTTCATTGGAGAGATCATAAAACCAAATTACAAAAACAATGTAATGTTTGTAGAAGAAAAATAGATCAACAGCATAAGACCAAAAATGTGTATCAATATATTTTATATCTTGCAAAACGATTACAATATAAATTCGGTAAAAAATTACGCAAAACTTGTTATTTGCAAAAAGAAGAGTTTGTTGAGTTATTCATAGAACAGCATAAATTATTTGGTATGAAGTGTCCTTATTCAGGAGTAACGATGACTTATGATTTGGGAGAGGGAAAAAAGGAAACCAATATTTCTATTGATCGATTTAACTCTGATAAGCCTTATGAAAAGGGTAATATTATTTTTTGTTGTAGTATAAGCAATACGATGAAATATAATTCGGCTTACCATCATTTTATAGAATGGTGCGATCGTTTAGCAGCTCATAAAGATGAAATACCAGCTATTAAGGAGTACTTATGCAAACAAAAAAACAAGTAAAAAAGAAAAAAACAGTAACGTGGATTCCTTGTGAATACGAAGCTAAAGGTAATCTTGTTTATACTTGGTTATTAGCAGCAGATGGTTCAGGGAAAAGGAAACGAGTTAAAGGAGTTATATGATGGATGTAGATAAGATACAGGAGAAGATGAGAAAATTAAATAATTTAAAAAAAATGGTGGTCACTACGACAGGAGAGATGAAAGAGATTTGGATGAACAAATGGTCTGAGATGATCGTTCATATTAGAGAAGAATTAGGATTGAAGAAAGACGGCTGATGGACGATGGCTGAGGAACCGGGGCTCAGTATCAGTCTACCCAATCATAGATTTCGTAAGCCAACCCCAGTTCATTCACAATAAAATTTAACCCCTTAAAGGATAAATTATGAAACGTCTTAAGTTAACCACAACATTAAGATGCTTACAAGAGTTAATATAGGTATTTTCCCTAAAATGTCAAATTTCAGCTTTCTATATAGGTACTCTAGAGTAAATTACATACACACACAAAAAATACATAAAAGTACACTGAAACCAGGAAAAGTAACTATTATCCTTATATATCAATGATTAATCTTTCAGTGTAGTACACTGAAAGTACACTGAATTTCAGCTTACTATGTATCTACCTCTACTGGTTAGGCGACCTTTTTTATGGTAGTTATATATTTTTAGTTTATAGTACCTATATAGATTTAGAAAATTAACTTATGACGAGTACAACAGCTTTAAAGAAACGATTGAAAGGAGCCGAGTATCTTACGCCTAAACAACGTATGTTTGCAGAGTTCTATGTTTCTAGATATCCTAATGTGACCAAGAAGGAAGCTGCTAAACAAGCAGGTTATTCTGAAAAGATATGCGAGAAGACAGGTAGTTTGTTAACTAATCCTGATAAGTACCCGTATGTAGTTGCCTATATAGAAAAACTTAGAGATTCTGCGTCTAAACAATACCGGGATCATCTCCGTCATTTAAAAAGATTAGATAGTTTATCACAGCTAGCTGAAGACAAAGGACAGATAGCAGCTGCAATCAATGCTGAATTTAGATTAGGACAATCTGTTGGATTGTATGTAGACAAGAAAGAAATAAAAGTACAGGACTTATCTGCTATGAGCAAGGAAGAATTAATTAAAACCATCAATGAATTAAAAGATGAAATACCAAATTCAAAAATCCTTGAAGTCGAAGCAGAAGACCAGGACGAAGACGAAATTTAATACTGAAAGGGACTTTTGGAATCTATTCCATAGAGTTCACAACAGTCATTTAAGTACAAATGTGGGAGTGGTAACTGTTAATGTTAAAAAGAAAAATTAGAATAGGTTATGAAGATATTCGACTTAATCTTGTTGATAATATTCCTGCAGATAATGGTGATCATGTTTTCGGTGAGTATGATTCTATTAAAAATACAATTGTTTTAAACAAACAACAAAATCCTAGAGCATTAGCAAATTGCCTATTGCATGAGGTTATTCATGCTGTTATTTATCAAAGTGGATTAAATTCAGAAGGAAATTGTTTATCTAACGAGAAAGATGAGGAGCTTGCGGTCAATGCCATTACTAATCAATTATCTCAAGTTATCCGGGACAATAAATGGTTCTTACCATACATACAAAAAAGTTTATTCAAGGACATAAAATCAATTGAAAAAAGCAGAGTCAAAGTTATATCAAGAAATAAAAAAACTGTTGCCAAACGCGCACTTTCAAAGAATAGAAACAAGCGTAGGACTAGGCGTTCCTGATGTTAATGGATGCCTGGATGGTATAGAGTTTTGGTTAGAGCTCAAGGTAAGTTCTAATAAGCGATCTGTGCTTTCCAAGTATCAGAAAGCGTGGATTATCCGTCGTGGTAAAGCAGGTGGTAGAGTATTTATCTTGCAAAAGGCCCTCAGACAGAGATGCTTAAAACTCTACGGGTGGCAATCAGCCATGGCCGATGAGCCATTTTCCACGATTCCCGTTGCCGTTTTCCCATTTCCCGTGGACGCTAGCGCATTAAAAAACGCCATCCTTCACCAGCAGCAGACTCTGGTGCAGCGATCCTGATGGTTTCCCATCTCCCGTTTCCCATTTCCCGTTGATCTTTCTGCATTATGAATACCTGAGAGCTGGGCATCCTTCTCCCGGACGCCAGCTGCAGATGGTTAGAAAATAACACTTGACATTTATCCCATGATCATTATATAGAAGCACAAGGTAGCTCAACTAATCATAAAACAATTAGCTCCTGTTTCATGTCCGTTGGGCTACCCGATACCTGCGACAGTTTGCACATTGAATTAATTTTTTATCCATGTTAGTTTGTTTTTAATGATCAGGTTTTTCCCTGATCACTGTGGCTAGACCTCTAGTCCAGCTGTAAAAGGTTAGTCGACAATTAGTCGAAGCTTCATGCGAAGCCCTTTTGTCTACCCTCGGCAAATATCCTTGTGAGACTGAATAGCGTAGGTAAGCCGAGGGGCTTTTTCCCATTTCCCGTTTCCCATTTCCCATTTCCCGTTCGCCATTCAAGAAAGATGACTGCTGAAGGAGAAGCTCAGGACGCTGGTGCACCAGCTGCAGAGCTCCGGGCGTTTGATCCTAAAGACTGCGTCATTTTGTCCAATAGAAATCGCTACGCTAGCGTATTAAATATATTATTATTAACCACAACAAAGGAGCAAATTATGGGTTTAGATCAATATGCAGGTTTTCGAGATGAGAACGGCGAAGTCAAAGAGGAATTCTATTGGCGTAAGCATGCACGATTGCAACAGTTTATGGCAAGAGAGTTTGACACTCAACATGA